TGAGTAAATGGTATGGAAATGTAAGAATCCCATGTCCTTTGCCATCTCCATAGCAGTTTCTATCTGGTGCTCGTTCCAACTAAACTGAACCATAGACCAGACTGCCCACCCACCGGCATCTATGACTGCTCTAGCGTTCTCTAGAGTCTTTTCCCACACACAATTGACCCTATAGTATTCATATGTTTTCTTATCTGTCCCATCAAGAGCGAATAGTATAGGATTATCACCCATTCTTTTTGCTAATTCTGTCCAGTATGAGGGTTTATGTGCTGAACCATTGGTGAAAAGTTTGACACCTATATTATTTTCTACTAGATGATCGAGTATAGGAAACAAATGTCTGTTGGCACTTGCATCACCATAGTTGCCACACATTTCTATTGATTTTACATCCGATGTTATTATCTTCTTGATATCTTCTACTGTTAGATCGGTACTGATAACCCTACCTTCTTCATTTCTAGAACAAAAAAGGCATGCAGCGTTACACTTATCGGTCAAATCTATCTGGATATCCGTCCACTTAATGTCGGGTTCCCTCATGCAGAAAATATCATTACTATTATAACTATCTATGTCGCCTTCGGGGACATTATTCACAGACGCTTAGAGAGGTCACTATGTTTGACAATGCAGTAACACTGACAGTAGGAGATACCCAAGAATATCTCAACAAGATCAGAAGAAATATGATTGGATTTGATGATTGGATCAGCGATTTCGATCAACACTTCAAAAATACTAACTATCCACCTTATAATACTATAAAGGTATCCAATCATGAGTATAGAGTAGAGGTAGCACTAGCAGGATTCAAGAAAGATGAACTAAAAGTTTACACCCAAGAGGGTAAACTGGTCATCGAAGGAGCAAAAACTGAAAAAGAGGGCACAGATTATGTACATCGTGGACTTGCACAGAGATCTTTCACTAGATCATGGGCAATACCTGATGATTTGGTAGTCAAGAAGGTAAATTTTGAAGACGGACTACTTCTTGTTGATATTGAGAGAATTATTCCAGAACATCAGCAGCGAAAGGAGTGGCTCTAAATACTACTACGGATAGCAAAAGTTTGTAGTGTACAATAGAGTTTTAAAACACATCAAAGCGTCGGATCTCCGTGAGACTCTGACGCTTCGTTTTAGGGATGAGTTGAATCCAGTCTTTTGGGACGGAAATCAACTCAAAACTAACGTGAGAGATGCTCTTATGAAGTTTGCCAAGGCATTTGCAGAGTATGTGGACCTTGATGATAGAGCAATCACCGATATTTTACTGTTAGGAGGCAATGCAGGGTATAATTACACGGTAATGTCAGACTTGGATGTGCATTTAGTGGTAGATCCTCAGTATATACCTGACTGTGACCCAGAATTGATAGATGATTACTATATGGATAAGAAAACCTTGTGGGAATTGACTCATAAGGTTAGAATATTTGGTGTACCTGCAGAACCATACATCGAAAGACCCGGTATTACAAGAAAGAAGAGTCAAGGTGTCTATAGTCTTCTAAAAAGGTCATGGATACAAGAACCAGAGAAGTTTGACGATGAACTTGACGAGAAAGAACTTGAAAAGAAGGTAAAAACTCTCAAACATAAGATTGATACTTACATTCAGAGCGAATCGCCAGAGGAACTCAGGCAGTTGGTGACAAAACTAAGGGTAGGTAGGTCTGCATCACTACAAAAGTATGGTGAATATGGGTTTGAGAACATGGTATTCAAAGAACTAAGGAATATTGGGTACATTGACAAAGTACGTAGTGCTGTGGTAGACTTTAAGACAAAGAGTTTATCATTGCAATGATTCAAATATTATTATTGAAGAACCACACGGTTCTTATTTCGAGAATAGAAGAAGTGGGCACAGAATTGGGAGAACCAGACTGTAAGTTGACAGAACCATATGAATTGAAACAAGAGAATGGTGAAAACTTCTTGACATCGTGGCCAAGTTTTACATCACAGAAGGAATTGATGATTCATTCTGATAGTATACTGACTATGGTAGCACCTGACTCTGACCAACTAGACAAATACCAAACACTTACAGCAAAACCAGCAGTTGTTGTAAAATGAGATACTACACCAACGTTCAGATGGTCGGCAACGACTTTCTAGTTCGTGGTTATGAGAATGGTAAGTCATTTACTTCACGAGATGACTTTCAACCAACTTTGTTTGTTCCTAGCAACAAGAAAACAAAATTCAAAACCTTGGATGGAAAGTATGTTGGCGAAATAAAACCCGGAACTGTAAGAGATTGTAGGGAGTTTATAAGAACACATGAGAAGGTAGATAAGTTTCCTATCTTTGGTAATCGTAGATATATTTACCAGTATATTTCAGATAAGTATCCAGAAGATGAGATAAAGTTTGATCTCAACAACATGAAACTTGTCACGATTGATATTGAGGTGAAGTCTGAGAATGGATTCCCCTCGGTAGAGAAGTGTGATGAAGAGATGTTGCTCATATCTTTACTTGATTTCTCCAGTAAGAAGATAATCACATTTGGTGTAGGTCCATTTGACAATAATGATGATAACGTAACCTACATTAGGTGTATAGATGAGTATGATATGCTGCAGAGATTCTTAGCATATTGGCAAACTAATACACCAGAAATTGTGACAGGATGGAACTGTCAGTTGTATGATATACCATATCTTGCAAAGAGAATTACTCGTATTTTAGGTGAGAAAGCATCAAAACAATTATCCCCATGGGGTCTAGTGACTCATGAGGAGATTTTTATACAGGGAAGAGGTCATCTTCAGTATGACATTGCAGGTATTACTGTTCTAGATTACCTAGATCTATACAAGAAGTTTACCTATAAGGCACAGGAATCATATAGACTGGATTATATTGCATCTGTAGAACTGGGGCAGAAGAAACTTGACCACTCAGAGTATGATACCTTCAAGGATTTCTATACAAATGGTTGGCAGAAGTTTGTAGAATACAACATCATTGACGTAAAACTTGTTGACGCTCTTGAAGAGAAGATGAAGTTGATTGATCTTGCTGTAACTATGGCATTTGATGCTAAAGTAAACTTCAATGATGTATTCTATCAGGTTCGTATGTGGGATATGATTATCTACAATGACTTGAAGAAGAAAGATATTGTCATACCACCAAAGCAAGATGAAGATAAGTCTGATAGGTATGCAGGAGCGTATGTAAAGGAACCAAAACCGGGTGTGTATGATTGGGTGGTATCGTTTGACTTGAACAGTCTATACCCTCATCTTATAATGCAATACAATATCTCACCTGAGACATTGTTAGACGAAAGATATCGTGGGGTCAGTGTAGATAAGTTATTGAATGAAGAAGTAGACCTATCAGGTCTCAAGGGCATCACTGTGTGCCCAAATGGTGCTGTATTTACCACTAAAAAGAGGGGATTTTTGCCCAAAATAATGGACAAAATATACAGTGAAAGAGTTATCTTCAAGAAGAAGATGCTCAAGGCAAAGCAAGAGTATGAAAAGTCTCCCACCAAGGCATTGGAAAGAGAGATTTCTCGTTGCAATAATATACAGATGGCAAAGAAGATTCAACTCAACTCTGCCTATGGTGCTATCGGTAATAACTACTTCCGTTATTACAAACTGGCAAATGCCGAAGCGATCACGTTGGGTGGTCAGTTCTCTATTCGTTGGATTGAGAATAAACTAAACCAATACATGAACAAATTATTAAAAACTAAGGAGACTGATTATGTTATTGCTTCTGATACTGACTCTATCTATTTGCACATGGGTCCTTTGGTCGAGGTTATATACAAGGAACGAGAAAAGACTACTGAGAGTATTGTTGGGTTCCTTGATAAGATCTGTGAGGAGGAATTTGAAAAGTATATTTCGAGTTCTTACCAAGCGTTGGCCACGTACGTCAATGCATATGAACAAAAAATGTTTATGAAGCGTGAGACTATAGCAGAGAGAGGTATATGGACAGCGAAGAAAAGATATATTCTAAATGCATGGGACATAGAAGGTGTGAGATTTGCAGAACCAAAACTCAAGATGATGGGTATTGAGGCAGTCAAATCTTCTACCCCTGCACCCTGTAGAACTCTTATCAAAGATGCACTCAAAGTTATCATGACTCAAACTGAGCAAGATGTAATAGACTTTGTGGAACAAGCAAGAGCAGACTTCAAGAAGTTACCTCCAGAAGAGATTGCATTTCCTAGATCAGTTTCAAGTGTAACGAAATATCAAAGTGCAAGTAGCATATATGCCAAGGGAACTCCTATTCATTCTAGGGGATCCTTACTTTTCAATCACCATATAAAGAAAAATAAACTAGATAATAAGTATAATATGATAAACAATGGAGAAAAGATAAAGTTCGTTTATTTGAAAAAACCAAATGTCATCCATGAAAATGTTATTTCGTTTATTAATCAATTCCCCCATGAGTTAGGGTTACAAAAATATATCGATTACGATTTACAATTTAGCAAATCCTTTGTTGAACCTGTTAGGGCGATACTGGATGCGATCGGATGGTCACTGGAGAAAACAGCAACACTTGAATCTTTCTTCATTTAGTGCTACACTATTAGAATCAGGACAAACTATTTTGGATCTTCCAATAAATGAAAAAGAACTTGGCACAATTGTCAAGGCATTAACACTTGGTGGCGATACAGCATTGTATCAAAGACTAAAGTTAGTAAAGGAAACTATCGAGGCAAACCCCGGTGGACCATATAAAAAAATCCTAAGAGAATCACATGGAATGGTAATTTGATGAACTTTTTTGATGATGTAATCAAGGACATAGGAAAAGACACTGCGAAGTTGTCTAAGAATCTAGAACAGTCTTATTCTTTTCTAGACACTGGATCTTATGTCTTCAATGCACTCTGTAGCACCTCAATATTTGGAGGTGTATCAGACAATAAAATCACTGCTATTGCAGGAGCAGAAGCGACGGGTAAAACTTTCTTTGCCCTGTCTATCTGTAATAACTTTATGAAGCAGAACCCAAAAGGAGGAGTTGTATACTTCGACACTGAGGGTGCTATCACAAAAGAACTATTAGAGAAGAGGGGAATGGATCCCACAGGTAAGCAGTTCCTAACAATTGACTGCTTGACTGTAGAAGATTTTAGAACGGTTGCATATAAGATACTAGACAAGTATAATAATCAGGAGGAGAAAGATCGACAACCAATGTTGATAGTTCTTGACTCTTTAGGAAACCTTTCTACAGAAAAAGAAACCAAAGATATAGCGGATGGTAAGTCAGTCCGTGATATGACTAAGGCACAAATTGTAAAGGGAACCTTCAGAGTTCTGACACAAAAACTCAGTCAGGCAAAAGTACCCCTTATAGTATTGAATCACACCTATGATGTTATTGGATCTTACATGCCCACAAAAGAAATGGGCGGTGGTAGCGGTCTCAAGTATGCTGCCACTACTATCATATACCTTAGTAAGTCTCAAGAGAAAGAAGGAACCGAAAGAGTCGGAAACATTATCAAGGCAAAGGTTGCTAAGTCGCGTATAAGCAAAGAGAATGAGCAAGTTGCTATTCGCTTATACTATGATAAACGTGGTCTAGACAAGTACTACGGTCTTCTTGACCTTGCTGAGAAAGCAGGGATCTGGAAGAAAGTCTCAACTCGTTACGAAGTTGATGGTAAAAAAATCTATGGTTCTGAGATTCAAAAGAACCCTGAAAAATATTTCACACCAGAAATACTAAAACAAATTGACACAGTTGCAAAACAAACCTTTAGTTATGGAAACGGAGAGAGTACCACTGACGATACTGAGCAATCTACTTCATGATGAAGTATTTGCTCGTAAGGTTCTTCCATTTATTCGTGATGAATACTTTGAAGAAAGAACCGATCGTGTAATATTTGAACAGATATCAGAATACATCAAATCTTATGATGGACTTCCTACCAAAGAGGTGCTTCATATTGAAGCAGAAAAACGTGATGATCTAACACAGGACGAGTTTGGTTTGGTAGGTAACTTGATCGATGCATTGCATGAGTCAACTTCCGAGAGAGCATGGGCACAAGATACCACGGAAGCATGGTGTAAAGAGAGGGCAATATATCTTGCATTGATGAAGAGTATTCAGATTGCTGATGGGCAAGATGAGAAGCATAGCAATGATGCTATACCAGATATACTCAAAGATGCTTTAGCAGTAGGATTTGATCAGCATGTAGGACATGATTATATTCATGATTCAGATGAAAGATATGAATACTATCATAGAAAGGAAAACAAGATAGAGTTTGACCTTGATATGTTCAATAAGATTACTGCAGGTGGTATATCTAACAAGACTCTGAATATTGCTTTAGCAGGAACTGGGGTTGGTAAGTCCTTATTCATGTGTCACTATGCTGCTAGTGTATTGCTGCAGGGTAAGAATGTTTTATATGTCACTTGTGAGATGGCAGAAGAAAAGATTGCAGAAAGAATTGATGCTAATTTATTGAACACACCAATCAAAGAAGTTGCAGAACTTCCTAAGAATATATTTGACAAAAAAATAAACAAACTCAGAGAAAAAACTACTGGTCAACTAATTATCAAAGAGTATCCTACTGCATCTGCACACGTAGGACATTTTAGATCTCTGTTGAGTGAACTGCAACTGAAGAAAGCATTCACACCAGACATAATATTCATAGACTATCTAAACATATGTGCATCATCTAGGTATAAGAATTCTGTCAATGTCAACTCATACAATTATGTCAAAGCAATAGCAGAAGAACTACGTGGTCTTGCTGTAGAGTTTGACGTACCTATATTTTCTGCAACTCAAACCACAAGGAGTGGTTTTACTAGCACTGATCCAGATCTTACTGACACCTCAGAATCCTTTGGTCTTCCTGCAACTGCCGATCTTATGGTTGCACTTATCAGCAGTGAAGAACTAGAACAGTTGGGGCAGATTATGGTCAAGCAATTGAAGAATAGATATAATGATCCAACTTACAATAAAAGATTTGTTGTAGGTATTGATAGACCAAAAATGAGGTTGTTTGATTGTGAGCAAGAAGCACAAGATGATATATTGGACACCAGTGTGGACTCTGATCCAGTACCTGCTAAAGTTTCCAAAGCAAAATTCAATGACTGGAAATTCTGATCTTTCTTATCATGATGTTATGAATGTATATAAAATCAATTACTATGCTATAATGAAAAAAACATTGAGTGATTATGTCCGGAGACTTCCAAACACACAAAGATAACCAACCTCATCTCACATATGCAGGAACGAAAGTTGATCTCACTAAGTACGCTGTATTCGTGGATGGTGTCACATCCGATCCCAGTAAAAATTATCAATCTTTCCTTGAGAGTCTTAGTACCCTTGACGGAGAAGGTTCCAATATTCACAGGTTGCTTACTGCTGCTGTTGGGATTAGTGCTGAAGGTGGTGAGTTTATGGAAATCGTCAAGAAGATGGTTTTCCAAGGTAAACCTTGGAACGACGATTCTCTC